TCGTCTGGGTAAGCGATTTTACTTATCTCAAGGCCGCTAACAGATGGTATTACCTCTGTGTAATAATCGACCTATTCTCAAGAAAAGTAGTAGCTTGGCATATAACCCCAAACCCAACAGTAGATCTTGTTTTAAAAACTTTTAAGAAAGCCTATTCTGCCAGGAAAGAACCATTCGGGCTTATGTTTCACTCTGACCGCGGTTCCCAGTATACAGCATTTGCCTTCAGGCAACTACTGGGGCTTTAGGGTACCAAAGATATCACGAATAATCTGTTCCTGCCAATCTATAAGTTCAAAAGGCTTACCTGCCCAGGTGCCTTTGGTGTGACACAAACATTCTATGAAGTTAACGGCATAATCTGCTGCTGCCTTGCTGTATTTAGAGTCCTTGGCCTTAAACTTTGTGGCCTTATATCTTTTTAACTTACGCAGCACCGTTACCTCCTATTCTCGGCAATAAAAATAGTCGCCTTTCAGCGACTGTACGACGAACAGAGCCTTGCGGCTACTGTTCATTTTTTGTTTAGTTGTACTCTTTTATCAAAATTCCTAAGGCTAGTGCAGCACCTTCGTCAATCGGCTCAAGGTCCCAGCCGCGCTCATAATTTAGAACCGCAACTCCATCTCTGGAAACATAAGCTTTGGAAATCTTACCGCCTTCGATGCCGTACTCGCTGCCTACCTCATAAACCTTAACCTGATACTTGTAAACCTTGCCTTTGATTAACATTGCTCCGGTTTTCCACATAATGCGCGCCTCCTATAAACTCATCTTAATGGCTGGAACTACTTTATGCTTGTCAGAACCATAGCCTTCAGTGAATCTCAGCGGCACCTGAGTAAGTCCGCTCATCTTGCAATCAAGCTTGTCAAAAGCATCTAGGGTGTTAATTAAACCGGAAAAGTTGCTAGAAATCGTAAACTCTTTTATGCCCTGTTCCCTGCAAAACTTTACAATCTCTTCAACATCCTCATCCCAGATAACCTCGTTAAAGTTCAGCAGCTCGCTGCCTGCTTCTTGGCTGTATTGGTAAGCCCAATAAATGTTACCGTTTAAACCTTGTTCTTTAAAGCTCTTCGTTCTGTCTGCCTTTTCAAATGCGTTAATCTTTTGCATAATGCCTGCCTCCTTGTTTTTTGTTATACACATATTCGCTCTAAGTGTGCATAATAGCAAGCGATATTCGGCAAGTATACAGTATCTTTTTATTCTTCTCCAGTCATGATAAAGCGGACATATTCACGCTTGTGATCTTCTATGAACATCACTAATTCATAGCAACCATTCTTATGAGCAAGGTATTGCACCATGTTAGTGTCAAACATATTTGTAAGACCGGAATCCCTAATCTTTAAGATTTGTTCTCTTACTTTAGCATCCATTATGCCTTATCTACCTTTCTGCAGATATCTTCACCATAAATAACATTTAAACCGGAACCATTGTCCCAATCTACTAGAATTGAACCAGTATCATCTACACCTGTAACTGTACCCAAGGTACCAATAGGTGGCGCCTGAACATCATCCATTTTAACTAGCCTTACTCTGGTTCCCTTTGGAAATTCTTCTTTTAAGCATTCAATTGTTTCCTTCGTTGGAAATCTCACTCTTATGTCCTCCTTTAAAAGCTGAAGAACCTGTTAAGTTTTTCAGCAATACCTTTCTGACTGTTTTATACTCACTGCCGATGAAGCCAAGTCTCAGAAGGAAGCATCTGAAGGCGAACTTCTCATTGTCTACCGGATGTGCTTTGGCAGTAACTCTCTTTTGCTCTTTGGCCATCTTTACCAAAGCTGCTACAAATCTACTGTAGGCTTCTACTACTTCTAACTCATTAGGTGCTACCTTAAACCACGGGAAGGTTACCTTGTCGTCTTCTTCTATTACTTCCGGCAAAGTCTCCAAAGCCAGTGCCTTTTGAATCAAGCTGCCTTTAGCAGAAAGCAGGTTATTTAAGTTCTCCCAACTTTCCGGTGTAAAAAGGCTGCGTGGCATTGCCACCGTAAAGCCTACTACTTCAGGTTCGTTATTTTCTGGCACCAGCTCAAAGCCTCTCTCCACTAACCTGTTTACCAAGTTCTGAACTGCAGTTTCATTTACCTCTTCGTTCCAGGCTAACTTGCTGTCCTTGCTTAGTGTTAAACCACCAATTTGATAAGCACAGCTTGGTACACCTAAGTACTTGGTCTTTTCTAAAGTGAGCTCCTCGATTACCTTTACTAACTCTTTTCTGTTTTCAGTCTTAAATTGTACGTTCATGCTAATTCCTCCTTTATTTTTGGTATGTTAATATTCGCTCTAAAGGTGTGAATTAGCAAGTCAATTTAAGCAAGTATCTAGTATACTTCACAGCTACTTTTCCTCCGGTTTAAGTTCACTATATTTATAGGTTAAACCATCTCTTTGTACCGTTACATTATCGGCATTACCGACCAGCTCAATATAGCGCTTAACTATAACATCACAGTATTTCTCGTCCAATTCCACCATGTAACAGATACGCTTACTTTGTTCACAGGCAATTAAGGTAGTACCACTACCACCAAACGGATCTAGCACCAGGCAGTTACTCATACTAGAATTCATAATTGGATAGGCAATCAAAGGTACCGGTTTCATGGTTGGATGGTATTCATTCTTCTTGGGCTTGTCATACTCCCAGATAGTAGACTCCTTCCGGCCGGTGTACCACTGGTGCCTGCCTTTCTTCTTCCAGCCAAATAAGATAGGTTCATGCTGCCATTGATACGGACTTCTACCTAACACTATGCTCTGCTTCTTCCAGATACAGGTACCGGACAAATAAAAACCGGCATCAGAAAAGGCCTTCCTAAAATTTAGCCCTTCTGTGTCGGAATGAAACACATAGATGCTAGCATCATCTGCCATAACCTTTTCCATATTGAAAAAGGAATCAAATAGGAACTGATAGAAAGCATCGTTACCCATATTATCATTTTTAATCTTACCGGCGTTGCCTTCGTAATTTACATTGTAAGGTGGATCGGTAACTACCAGGTTGGCCAGTTTACCTGCCATAAGCAGGTCATAAGTTTCCTTTTTAGTAGAATCTCCACAGTACAATCTGTGGTTTCCTAGCTGCCACATGTCACCTTGTTTACTTATGGCCGGCTTTTTAAGCTCAGCTTCTACATCAAAATCATCATCTTTAATACCATCTTGTAAAGACTCTTTAAACAAATCATCAATCTCGGCGGCATCAAAACCCGTTAAAGAAACATCAAAATCGGCACCCTGCAAATCAGTAATCAAAAGTACTAACTTTTCATTATCCCAAGCACCACTAATTTTGTTCAAAGCAATATTAAGCGCCTTTTCTTTCTCTTCGTTCAGTTCCACAACTACACATTCAACTTCCTGAATGCCCATGTCCATGAGGACTTTTAATCTTTGGTGACCACCTACTACCCTGCCGGTGGTCTTATTCCAAATAACAGGTTCTACGTAACCAAACTGTTCCAAGGAACGTTTTAACTTTTCATATTCTGGATCACCCGGCTTTAAATCCTTACGAGGATTATATTCAGCTGGGATAAGTTCAGCTGTCTTTTTCTTTTCAATAAGCATTATGCACTTTTCCTTTCTAGTATCTTTTTAAGGCCTTTATATGCTCCGGTAACGTTACCAGACTTAGCCAGGCCGTTTAAGGTTAGTAATTGCTGCCTTGTAAGTACTTTTTTGTACTGTCCCAGGTCCTGTTTGAATTTTTGCAATTCTCCTTGTTTCGCTTTAATCATTATCGGCCCTCCCTAGCTCTAAGCAATCTTTCCATCATAGAATCTTGCGGAGAGCTGCCATTATACTCAGCTGCAGAGTTTTCTTTAACCACAGCAAATATTTCGTTCCATAGACGATTGGCCTGAGACATATAGTTTTGGCTCATAGTTACGTAAGGAGATGTAATAGCTGCTCCCGTTGTAGGATGCTTAGACAAATAGCCAGTACTAGTAATTATCTCTTCACAATGAATCCATCTAGCTGCTGCCATAGCATAACGTTCCAGCATCTGCGGTTGGATGTACACTGCGCAGCCTCTTTTGTTTAACCATTCCCAGGTTGCTTCATAAATTTCCTTAGCCTGCAAAGTTTTACCGTCTCTTTGCACAGCAGAAAGCATTTCACTGGGTTTAGGCATATCTTCACCTTTTAAATCTGCCACATTATTAAAACTAATTACTTTTAGTGGTCTTTTACCAGGATTTCCTTCGGTAATTTTGTCTAGCAATGGCTTATTTGGCCTGCCTCCAGTTCCCTTAGCCGGGCCCCTTTTACCCATTAAAATCACACTCCTTATTTTCCAAGGGTTAATACCCCTAAAACTTTCGCGTTTTTATGCGTTTGACCAAGCGCCCGTTGGCCAGCAGTCTAGCTCCAGAGATTTGACCTCCCCCTACCTCGCACCAGCACTACGTTTTCGGTTATGCCATCGGTCACCCATCTTCGCATGAATCCGGGAATGGCAGCTCCTGCACAGGGCCATGAGATTGGAAACATCATTTGTACCGCCTTGAGACAATGGCAGCTTGTGATGTATCTGCTCTGTTGCCACATACCTTCCTTCTGCAAGGCACTGCTCACACAACGGATGCGCCTTTGCATAGGCGGCACGGATGAACCTCCAGGCTCTGCCGTATCGTTTCTTATGAACTGTATTGCGTTCGTACTTGTTGTAGTTCTTATCTGTCAGCTTCTGATGTTCTTCACAGTATCTTCCCTCTGTTAGTCTTGGGCAGCCTGGATAAGAACACGGATGCTTTGGTCTTCTTGGCAAAACATTACCTCCATTTGGGCATAAAAATAGCCCTGGAAGTCATCCTTCCAAGGCTAATAGATTATGTTTCCTTTTCTTTCGAGTATAACTATATCACAAGTCAATACTGCAAAACAATGCATTTTACTGCACACTTTTATTTTTTTCTAATTCTTTTAATGCAGCTGAATGTAGTGAAAAAATACCCCTGCTGCTATACCCCATCTCTACAGCTATTTCTTCCCAGGTTTTAAAACAAAGATATCGAAGCTCTAATAAGGTCTGTTGTTCAGGGTTCTCGACAGCTTTTATAACGGCTACAAAAGTTCTCTTTAAGTTTACTAACGTATCGATATCGGCGTTGATTTCGTTTTGTAGGTCTACTATTTTTACCACCACATCTTCCATTTGATGCACATTTCTGGTGGCACTGCCTGGCATATCACTAATGGTATTGGTAGCTTTGGTAGCCAACTCATTTAAACTACGTACTTGTTCAAGCTTACTGTTTATCCTTTGGTCAATCCTATAAGCCTGGCTTAGATATTCTTTTGAGTTCATTGCATTCTACCTCCTCATGAGTAATTAGGTAATCCAGATACCAGCGTGCCTTACGTAAATCCTCCAGTCCGTTCTTTAGTTTCCAACGCCACATATATTTCAGTATGTTGGCGGTGCAAACCGCAGCTATACCAACTAGTCCTTCTGTCGCAGCCTCAATGGCCGCAATGCATTCCACCTTACCGTTCGTATAATGTTTGGGATGATTAACCTTATCTTCCATCGCAACGTCCTCCTATCTGTGCTTTCACCGCATCTATCAGTGAAGCCTGGGTGATATTCTTATTTTTCAAAGCTTTGATTACTCTTTCATCAATAGTCCCCTTGGTAACAATGTGGTGGATAACCACTGTTTCCTTTTGGCCTTGTCTCCAAAGCCTGGCATTAGTCTGTTGGTATAATTCCAAGCTCCAGGTAAGTCCATACCAGATGAGAGCCGAGCCACCAGACTGTAAATTTAATCCATGACCAGCAGAAGCCGGGTGAATAACCGCTACCGGAATATTCCCGGCATTCCAGTCTTTAATATCCTGACTGCTTTTAAGTTCTCGAACTTGTAAGTTTTTCTTAATAGTTGCCAGGTCGTGCTTAAACCAATAAGCAATTAACACTGGTTTGCCATTGGCTGCTTCCACCAAATCTTCCAGGGCTTCTACTTTTCTGTCATGAATGTGGATGACTTTGCCTCTGTCGTCATAAACAGAACCGTTGGCCAGTTGCAGCAGCTTATTGGAAAGGCCACCGGCATTTTTAGCATCAATCTCACCGCCGGATAACTCTAGTACCATTTCTTTTTTCAAGGTTTCATAAACCTTTTGCTCATTTTCGTTCATCCTTACCTCCACCACGTTATTGATCAGCTCGGGCATCTTCAAATAGTCCGTGGACTTCATGCTTATACAAATATCTGAAACCTTGTCATAAATGGCCGCTTCTGCACCAACCTTAGGCTTGTAGCTAAACACCACCATTTGATTACGTTTATCTGGTAAAAAGTACCGTTCTCTAAAGCCAGTAATAAACCTGCCTAACCTTTGTCCCATATCCAAGATACCAATCTCAGCCCATAAATCCATCAAGCCATTAGGACTAGGTGTCCCCGTAAGTCCAACCATCTTTTTGACTAACGGTCTTACCTGCTTTAAAGCTCTAAACCTTTTACTCCGTCCATTCTTAAAGCTGGAGAGCTCATCTATAACCACCATATCAAAGTCCCAGCGATAGTTTTCTACCAGCCACTCTAGATTTTCCCGGTTTATTACATAAACATCAGCTTCTGTTTTAAGTGCTGCTTTTCTTTGGCAATCTGTTCCCACCACAACGCTTAACCTTAAATCACCTAGATGATTCCACTTGCTAGCTTCATTTGGCCAGGTATCTCGTGCCACACGGAGCGGTGCAATAACTAGGACTTTGGAAACTTCAAACCGTTCTAGCATCAGCTCGCGAATAGCAGTTAGAGTAATAACCGTCTTACCGAGGCCCATATCCAAAAAGACTGCTGCCACCGGATGTTCCAGAATAAACTTTTCTACATACTTTTGGTAATCATGCGCCTCGTATTTCATCAATTATCCTTTCTATCTGTTCTTCCCCATCAAGAACATAAACCTTAAAACCAAGTTCTCTAAGTTGCTTGTGCCTTACGATTTGCATGGCTCTTGGTTTTTTACCAGGTGCCTTTACCTCTACAAAGCCAAGCTTACCTTTAGGAAGAAGCACCATCCTATCCGGCATACCAAAGAATCCTGCACAAACAAGTTTCAAACATAATCCTTTGTTTTTTCCTATTTCTTTCACCAACTTCAGTTCTATTGCCTTTTCTAGCATCTTTTTCCCTCCATGTGTGTCACCTGAGTCAGGTCCTTCCGTAACTCTCTATATAGGCCTTTTTATATTTTATAAAAACCTCCTATAGGGACTTTATATATAGACATGACACAGGTGACACGCTTTTATTCTTCCGTAAAAGGCGGTTTTAGTCTTAAACCCACTACTACTCTAGCGTTGTGGGTTCTCCTTCTGGTAAATCCTGCTGTCTCCAAAGCTACATAAAAGTCAGCAGAATTTCGTACATATTCGCCAATTCTATAACTGTACGCTCTATACTCGTCATACAAAGCACCGGATTTTTCCGTAAAGTTTTCGCCTACTTCACAGCACTCATCCAAAAAGTTACCAAACCAGTCATTTTGCTTTCTATATTCAGCAATGGCCTTTTCTACACAAGGAGGTTTTTTGGGTTTAAATTCTTGTTGGATTACGTCTTTAGCTCCCTCCATAATCCACTTCAGAATATAGCCACCGGCATTCCTATACAGGTAATCGGCATAGTTCTTGATATCACTTTCCCCCTCAATTTTGGCATTAAACGGTATTACGATAAGCCGTCTCCATGTTCCTTCGTCATTAGCGCTTACCTTGGGTAAATGATTGGTATAAAGCACCAAAGTATGACTGGGAGTAAATTTAAACGGTGCCTTATACTTCTTTTCTGCGTAAATATCATCCGTAGAACAGAGTTGCTTTATCACAGCACTGTTAAGCCTCATCCCTTCCTCTAACTCGGCAGCAATAATAAGTCTTTTACCTTTAAGCTCTGCCATTTCAGGTTTCACGTTCCTTTTGCATCCTACTGTTAGGGCATCCGCAGACATGTTCCCGGCATAGGTTCCCATAACCCGTGCTATGGTATTCCAAAAGGTAGACTTGCCGTTGCGCCCTTCGCCATAGGAGATAATAAGCGCTTCTTCCCGTACTTCGCCCACCGCTACAATTCCGGCTGTTTCTTTGACATACTGGATAAGCTTCTTATCCTTGCAAAAGAAAATGTCTAAGGCTGACAGCCACAGTTCCTTACCTGCTTCATCCGGAGAACAGCTTGTCTGCTGAGTAATGAAGTCAGCCGGATCCGGTCCTTTGGAACTTCCGTCCCTTAGATCAAAAGTTGCTCCCGGTACGTTTAGCAAATACTCATTACTGTCTAAATCGTTAATATCGATGCCCAGCATTGGCTTGGCAGCCAAAAGGGCTGTTATTATGTAACGCATATCCCTGCGTTTTAGGACAAAGATAAGGTACTGCTTGGCATTAAGGTATTCTTGAAGCAGCTTATATTGCCCTTCACCCAACGTAGCCTCCAGCTTTTTCCCGCCGGCATTCAGTTCTGCCTCTGAAATGCCTGTCGCAACAAGAGCTTCTTTGGCTTTGGCTAAGTCATCATAAGCATCTGCTAACTGCAAATCCAAGAACTCTTCCATAGCACCTACGGCTTCCTGCTTAGATTCCACCCAGCGCTCACCATTAAAGCGTAAATAATCAGTGGCCTCGGTATAACACAATTCATTGCCGTATTCCCTAGCTACCATTTTGGCTTGGCCAATATCTGAGAAGTCGGCTGGCCTTAAAGACCTTGGTGTAAAATCTTTGTCATACTCTTCAGGAGAAATATACCCTTCTTCCTTTTGCACTTTCTGAGCAAACTTCTTGGCGCTTCCCCATATGGAACTCAGTTCTTCATCAGAAAGCGGTGGCTCACATTTTGCTGCCTCTTCCAGAAATAACTTATGTGCTTTTTCGTCTGCCCCATAGCGTTTCACTACCCGACCGGCAAAGCGAGACAAGGTACTGTTACGCTGGCCTTTAGGAATACTCGGTTTTAAGAATTGGTCGATATTCATATATCCTTCATGCCAAATAAGATTAGTTGCGTCAGAGCCAAAGATAAACCTGGCTGCATCTAAAGCATTGCCATCAAAGAAAGGGCACTGCTTATAGATAGCACGTTTAAGTTCTGCATACTTCTTGGCATCTGTCATCGTTCCGTGTGGAAAGTACACATGGTGCCTAGGCCTTGCTGCCTTACCGTCCTTTTCTTTCATGTTGTTTCTACTAGGCACTACTACAAAATTTACGCCTGGAAACAGGCGGTCGTAGTTTTCTGGATAAATCCAGGAAAGAGGATCTTCAGAGTGGTCATTGTCACAATCCAGGACTGCCACATTCGTTAACTCAAAGTTATTAATATTTCTGTAGTTCTTAGCAAACTTTGCAGTTACATGGTCAAAGCTTGCAGCCTTCACCATGGCTTCTTTACTATCCACTTTACATTCATTGGGATACAAACAGTTTTTAGGATTATTCCTACAATCCGCCGCATATAAGCTAAATTCCATTTAGACTCTCTCCTTTACTGTTACATACCGTATCTTCTTTAGCCTGCTTTTGGCATAAGCTATTTCCTTCTTCATTCCCGGACTTCTCCGATCCCCAAATACCCATAACTCAGTGCATTTATTTAAAATGACCTCGTTAATCGTATATATTCTTCCCCTGTCCTTATCATCCATAAACTGCGGATATAAAAGGTGAGGTGCCATGGGTATTCGATTCTGCCGCAATACAAACCTGCAGTATGCCTTTGCCCTTTCTACGTTTCTTGTCACTTCCCCGCTATATGGACTGCAAACATAAATCAGATGCTTAAATTCTTTTTCATACCTTTTCACTGCGCCTAGCGCGGCATCCATGGTTGGATCACGGTAGGCTTTATGTATATCTTTGGTCATCTTTTTACTCCTTCTTATAAAACTCACATTCATAGCCATCAGCCCTAAGCTCCAGGCCTTCTGCCCAGCTAGGCACTTCGCCCATTATTGCTGTTATATTTTTTAAGCTTGCTTCTTTACTTGCCTCAATTACCACTTCATCATGAACATGCATTACTATCTGATATCCTGCTTTATTAAGTCTTTGCATGGCTTCAGCTAAAAGATCACGAGCCGTGGCCTGCACAATATTTTCCACTAGCTTTGGCCCATAGGTTTCCAACCTTTCCCATTTCTTAGCTACCCCGGTGCCTTCATAGGTAATGGCGTCTTTGCCAAACCTATTAGGCGCTATCTGCGGTTTCACATAAGAAATTCGTCTTCCGGAAGGAAGCGTAATAAGCAGCAATCCTTTGCTATAAGCAAAAGCAAGATTCTTATAGCTCACGCTAGTCTTTTGCTTAACCGCTGTTAAAGCCGCCCTGTCTACATCCCACCAAAGCTTAACTATTTTAGGATTGGAGTTTCTCCAGCTATCTACCAAAGGCTGTAGTTCTTCTTCAGCTACTCCCATATCCAAAGCTCCCATAGCTATCAAGGCTCCTACAGAACCACCGTAGCCTAAAGCCAGTTCTGCAATCTTACCTTTCTGTCTTAAATGGCCATTGATGCCATTCTTCTCAACCGGTACATGAAACATTTGAGAAGCTGAAGCACAATAAATATCTTTGCCTTCATGGAATACTTGCATGCGCCAGGTTTCACCAGCTAGCCAAGCTATAACCCTGGCCTCAATCGCACTGAAATCTGCCACACAAAACTTCTGCCCACTAGGTGGAATAAAAGCTGTACGGATAAGTTCGGATAGGACGTTTGGTACTGAATCATAGAGCATTTCCAAAGCTGGAATATTCTTCTGGGTAACCAATGCTCTGGCCTCAGCTAAATCTTTCATGTGATTCTGTGGCAAGTTTTGTACCTGTACTAATCTGCCGGCCCAGCGCCCGGTCCTATTTGCACCGTAGAACTGTAAGAGTCCGTGCGCCCTGCCATCATGACACACTACACTTTGCATAGTTTGGTACTTCTTAACAGAAGATTTGGCCAATTTTAGTCTTAGCTCCAAGACCTCTTTCACCTTAGGCGTGGCCGTCTTTAGGATTTCCTTGATGCCTGCCTTATCCAAGCTTTCTGAATTAATGCCTTCATCAAGAAGCCAATCCCTAAGCTGCATTACACTATTAGGGTTATCCAACCCTGTTAGTTCCTTGGCTCTCTCCATTGCTCGGCTGCGAAATGCTGTATCCATTTCTAATGCTGCCGCAACGAAGTCATTATCCAAAAGAACTCCTCTATCGTTTATTTCCTGGTCCAAGCAGTAGTTATCCCACTCCGTTACTGGGAAGTTCTTCATCTTAGCCTTTATGGCAAGCTCTACCTCCACATCTCGCCGGTTATACGCTTTAAAAATTTTCCATTTGTCCGGCGCTTCACTTGGCAAGTGCCCTTCCTTACAAAAATACTTGATGAGGTCCTTACCCTCAGCCATCTTCTGTTCCTTTAAGCCCATAACCGTGCTAACACCCACCAGGGACATCGGCATGCCAAGCTCTCCGGCCCAGACCATAGAACACCTCCAGCTTTTTGGTGAAAGCCATTCCATAAAGTGCCTTGATAAACAAATGCGCTCAAACTGGGCATTAAAAGCCCATTTAATTACGCTGTCATTCTTAATAGCCGTAACAATATCTTCCGGCAGCTTCTCTCCCTGAGCTAAGTCCACAACTTCTATTGGACCTTCATCTACAGCATAGGCAAAAAGCAGAATCCTAAAGTCTTTAGCATTGCAGTACTTATACACGCCACATTTAGGCAAATCAAAAGATGAATATGTTTCTATATCTATGCTTAGTGTCTTCATAACTTTGGAAAGGAAGCAGGACAAGCCTGCCTCCTTATTTCCTCCTAACCTAAGAAATCTTCATCAGTTTTAGTAGCAAAGTCTGCTGCCGCGCTGCTTCTGCCTCCTAAAGGCTCCCCATCTTCCAACTTTTGAATATTACCTAACCCTGCTGCAATACCCTTATTACCATTGGAATTGAAAGCATAGAAGGTAATGGACACTCTGCCATAGCAACCGGAATACAGTTCATTCTGGTCCAAAATAGGATTGCAGTCTTGATCCACAATCTGTGGTGCCACCTTGCTGTTTGCATTGATAAAAAAGGCATCAGCATAAGCTTCATCTTCTCTTTCTAAATCACCATCACGCAGTGGCATCTTAATGGCAGAACGCTTGGGTACCTTGCCGCCAAACTTAGCCACGCCATTTTCCAAAGCTGCATCAATAGCTTTGTTAACAGCTTCGATAGTTTTCTTATCCTTTTTGGGAATAATTACGGATACGCTATATTTAGGTTCAGAGCCATTGATAGCTTTGGGTTCCCACACGTTTGCATAAGACAGTCTTACCTTGCCGGTTACAACCTTGGTGTTTCTCATATTGTTATTAGTCATTTTTAAAATCCTCCTTGGCATCAGCCATAATAATTTCATCACGCTTGTCCGTTACCGGTACTAAGCTTAATTTGCCTTGGGGCTTAACTACATAGGCCCCTAATACTTCATTAAATCTTTCCTTGCCCATCATCTTTTCCATCTCCGTCAAGGTGATAAGACTTCTACGATACAGCTTGTGATAGCCTGCTTCTCTGGCAGCTTCAGCCACCAGTTTTTCATCCGTAAACTTGCGGTTGGTCTTACCGGCTACCAGCTTAAAACCCTGCCATTTCTTACCATGATTAATGGCTGCGTCTGCTGCATAGCTGTAAATCTCTTCTGCCCACTTGGTAAGGTGCTCAATAGTGCCTAGAATCTTTTCTACCTCTTCATCAGTCAAAATGGGAGGTACTGCAAAATCATCCCTGGCAACACTGAGGTTTGCCTCTGCCCTTGCCCTGCATAAAGCCTTAGCTTTACAGAACTGGCAATGCGGACCTGGAGTATATTCTCCCCTGCCTTCAAAAGCTAAAAGCGCATGTGGTTTTAGCTCTTTTTCTGCCCAGGCCTTAAGGTCTTCTACCTTAACTACCCAGGTGTCTACGTTATCCCGTCGTGGCTGATAAATTGTTAACTCAACCTCCGGAATAGCATAGAGAAAGTCAAACAAGGTAAGAGCTCCTAGTGCATAAAGCATCATTTGAGGATTATGATCAGCTGTTACTAAAACACCCTGGCCATATTTGAAATCGATTACATGGAGCTTGCCATCCGCTACGATAATGCAGTCTCCTGTACCAAAACCTTGTGGTACATAGCAGCTAAAGTCTAGATGCTGCTCAATAAGCATAAGAGGTGCCTTACAGGTAGCTTTGGCCTGCTCATACTGTTCTAAAACGTAAGAGGCATAATCGTTAGTGTAAGCATCCATTTCTTGACAATCGAATTTCGTCTTAGGCTTGGTACATTTTTGCCCTAAAGCCTTATGTAATTTGTACTCGCACCAGGCATGAGCTGCAGTTCCTTCTTCGGCAGCTTCTGATGTCTGTTCCTCAAATTCCTGTTCCAGTCTTGCAGATGGCGTACATTTAAGCCACCGGTGACTGGAGGAAGCGGATAATACCGCGTGGACCGTCATAATTCATTGGCAGCCTTATATATGGCTGCATAGTCCTCAGGCTTTACTGCAGAAACTTTTTCTGCCCCGAAAGAGGTTAACAGTTGCTTAATTTCAGCTGTTTTACCGGATCTCGACTTTGTTGCCAAAAGACCTCTTACAGTCTCTAAATCCAGCTTTGGAGCTTCTTTCATCGTGGCAGGAGCATCTATCTTATCTGCCAGTTTTCGGAGCTCTAAAGCAATTTTCTTAACATCCATGACATACACATCCTTCCTAATATTGAGAAAAGTCGGTAAAAATACTGTTCATTATTTTCAAGTCCTGACCAGCTAAAGAAGTAGCTAATCTCTTTAGCAGTTGCGCCTGAACAGGCGACAAAGTCTTACGGCCTGGATGGTACCAATCCTCAACTTTGACTCCGCCACCGTATCTTCCACGAACAGTTACCAGGGGGTAAGCAAGGGTGAGTTCTTCTATGTCTCTGCGGAGAGTATGCATACTAACGCCAAATTCCCTAGCTAAGTTTTCAATTCTGTCTTCACGCCTATCTACAAGGGCATTTAGAACTGCTTGTCTACGTTCATTGGGACTCACTCTTACTCACCTCCTTTCTTTTGCTCTGGTTATATCTTAAAAGTTAAACTGTCCACCTTTTGGACAGTTTAAAAAACTTTCTTCAAAAATTTTCAAAAAAAAAGAACGCGGCAAATAGCTTAATTAAAAGCTACTTGCCGCGCTCGTATGTCGGTATACCGCATCGTGCTCCGTGCTAAGTAAAGACGTCCATTATTGTTTGGGACCCGTATTATTCAATTTTTTCCTGCTCCACACGCCAATTTCCGCCTTGCATTTATAGCATTTTATAAAAAGAGTCGGTATGGTCATATACTTCTTATCTTCCGTCATTCCTACTTTGGTAGAAAACTCTGCCCCTACTCCATCCGCCAACCTTGCCCCACACACTGGGCAAACTATCTTATCGTGCATTCCACATAAGCCTCTTTTCTACTGTGGTTCAATATCCCAATCGTTATCGACTTCAACCTTAACCCGTTTCTTGCAATGAGGGCAATCAATCTGTATGGAGTACCTTTCCTCAGGCGAAAAAGGTAAATCTCCGGCCTTTAAAATAGTCTCACCGCACTCCGGACAGACAATATCTTTTGTCATTTTTCACTACC